CACTGATACTATTTGTATCTGCGGCTGTTGTAGTTGCACTTGCTTTAGTACCTGAAGGCCAAGTAGCCATTATTTAATACCCCACCATTTTTTGATCCAACAGTGTAAGCACCATTTACAATTTTTTTTCATTTTGTTTCCTTGCTTTTGTTAATGTTTCTAAGTCTTGTTGAATTAGTACTGGCACCTTAGTGCCATTTTCTCCACCAAAACTATATAACCATTCTTCATATGGTCGTTGTTCATTTAACCTGTGGTGTATATTACATAGAATACGACCACTTGCCCTTGCGTGAATATGTACCCTTGCTACATATTCTCCTAAAGGCTTTATATTCTTTTCGCCTGTCCATTTTACTATGTCTATCTTTTGTGCTTTCCAATAACCATAACTCCAAGGACAAACGCTTACTATTGAAGCGAAATATTCGCTCCAATCAATATTATTTCTTTTTGCCGCCTCTTTTGCCACCGCGTTTTTTCTTTTTCTTATGCATTGCCATAATACGATCTCCTTCTTAAATTTAATCTTGTTTTTCTACAATCATTTCAAAGCCTGCACTTACACTACTTGTAGCACTGGCTTTTGCAAATACTTCAATATCTGTTTTTTCATTTATTACTAAAGGTAATTTAAAAGTTTTTTCTGTAAAACCACCTCTTGTTGAAATAAACGATTTTGTATTCCAAACATTTCCATTTGCAATATCTTTTGTTCTTAGTACAATTTCATTTTCTAAATCTTTACTACTGCCTATATCTAATTGTATCATATATCCTGTATAACCTGCAGGAACAGTATAAACTGCCATTAGTGTTTGACCATATGTAGGTAGTATTTTTGCTACAGCAGTTGAATCAACTGTAACTGTTAGTGTGCCTACGTTACTGTTACCTGTGTTTGCAGTTTTCAATACAGCTCTAAATACTCTACTAAATGTTTGACTACCTGCACCACCGCCAATAGTTAATGTTTCATCTACTAAATTATAAGAATCATCTAAACCAAATACTTGCACAGTACCTGTATTATCGTCTGTGTCATCACTTGTTACCGCGGCTGTTCCTGGTGTGCCTGCATATGCATATACGCCACCGCCGTCCCATATAGTTTCATATGCACTACTTCCTACAGCACCGTTGTATCCAAATTTTTGCACATTGTACCAATTGTTTGATAACGCTGGTGGTGCCATTGCAATTCTTTCACCAAGTGTTGATCCAAACAAAACATCTCTATTTTTTGACATAATTCAATCCTTTATATTTTAAAATTAGGTTGCCAGGCTCTGAGACTCCAGTATGCAGGACTCAATGTCTTTTGTCCTTTTACTTTGTCTAATACAGCACCCATTCTTGCGTTAAAACTTCTGCGTCTTGCTGGATTATTTCTACCAATTGACATACCTTTGGCTCCAAAATTTACTTTCTTAACATTGCCAGTTTTTTGATCTCTTACAAAGACCTTAAACTTCTTAACATCACCTTGCATAGGTTTGTTTAATTTTACTGTTCTACCTCTGTACTTTGCCATCTTACTTGCTTTTCTTTGTTATACTAAGGCGTGTTCTTTTGCCTTTTTTCTTTAATCTCTTTTGTTGTATTTTCATACCGTTGTTAAAACTTGAGCTTGACCTTGTAAGGCTTCTACCGCCTCTTCTTACATATGCCGCTCCTGCTTTATGACCTGCACAGTTTGTTTTACATTGTGATCCGCCATATTTTGCCATTTTACTTCTCTGCTAATATAGTCAATATCTTTACGACATTAGAGTTAAGTTCTTTTACATCTTCTTTTACTTCATTGATATTTTTTTCCATATGAGCAAGATGATTACTTTTTATAGTCTCAAGGTCATTCATAATGTTTTCTATTCTTTTTGAATTTAATTGAACCTGTGCATCTAATGTTAATTTCATATTAGTATTTACCTTAACTTACAATTATGTTTCCGTTACTGTCCGCGGACAACTGTGGAAAGCCTCTTAATGTTATATTTGCTGTAGTGGCTGTTGCTACTTTGCCCCAAGTGTCCATATCATAACCTATAACTTTAGGAGCACTTGCAGTTGTATCACTTAACACTACTTGAAAATTTTGTGGTGAATCATAACTTATACCTAATATACTTGAATAGTTTCTTGCAATAGGTAAAGTTGTATTTGTTGCACCTACGCTGAAACTATTGAATGTTTCAATAATAGGATCAAAGAATAGTTCAGCACTAAAACTATCTAATCTTGCTGTAGCACTTGCATTTACAACTGTAACTACAAATCTAATATATCTGGCTGTTATAGCACCTAAACTTTGTGTAGTCCATCCAGTACTACCGTCTGCACTTTTTTGTATTGCAATACTATGTGTGCCATTGCTTACGGCTGTTGCTGTAAAATAAAAAGTTCTTTCTACACCTAAATCTTGTGTATCACCTGTATAAACTAAATCATCAAATCCTGTTGAACCATCAATAGTTACACCATTACCTGTCCATTCAGTCCATTCTTCCCACCCTAAAGGTGCTGTTGCTAAAGTATAGTCAGTATCATAGTAATCAGTTACAATATATTCTTCTGCTACTGATTCATCTGCTAAATCCTGCCATTGATATGTTCTTGTACTGTATAATGCCATTATATTGCCGCCGTTATAACGTTTCTATAGATACTTGTTGCTGTTTGAAAAGTAAATCCTGCACTTTTAAATATATTGCCATTTCTCATATATAAAAATATACGATAAGTTGCATTTTCACCATTCATATCTATATTAACTTTTGTTTTATATGTTTCACTACTTGTTCTATTTACACCTAAATTCATACTCGTTAAGGGTTCATAGGACTGTGTAGCACGGTTAAATTTAGTAATATTAGCTACTTGTATGCCTCCTAATAGATAGTCTTCAATATGCACTGTAAATTCTAATGTTTGGATAGGAAAACTTGGACTATCATAAAGCCCTGTAGAACTTACACCATCTATTCTAAGATCAGTTATGCTAATATTTTGTATTCCTGTATCAGGAAAACTTGGATTGTTAGGATCAAAAGGTTTTGTGCTTAACTCCCATTCACCTGTTTGATGGTTATATATGTAAGTAGGTACTCTTTGTGTATCACCTACATATTGTCTTTGCTTTTTAGTTCCTAATGTACTGTCACCAGGTGTAAAAGTATAAGTTGCAGGTTGATGTTCTCTTAACGCTAACTCTACACTGTAATCTGGTTTAATCTCTGTACCCATTACTCTATAAAAAGCATAATTGATACCTAAACGTGGATAATACAATCGTATAATATCACCTACTTCTACTTCGTGTAATTCAGGAGTACAAGTAACTGATAATGTTTTAATTCTTCTTTCATTTTCACATAATAATTTTGCGTGATAAGCCGCTTGACTTGAGTTTGTGCAATATTCTAAATTATATTCTCTTATAACTCTTTTATTGCCATCTTCAGCTAACATTTCTAAGTCTCTGGCACTGCCAGTAGTAGGATATATTACTTCATTGACACTCCAGTCTTCGCCTTTTGTATCACCACCTGCATTAGGATCAATATATGCTACACGAACTTGATTTGCTTGATTTCTAATACCTTGATCAATAATACCTATGCCATCTACAATGTGTTCTGGTTCAATATCAAACACAGGAGTAGGTGTAGGATCAACTGGACTTGTTGTGCTACCTGAATCTAAAGGTATAAGTTTAAATTTACCTTGTACATAAGGTAAAGCACTTCTACTATGTACTAATAATTTTTTAAGATTGTTTAATAGTGTTTCACCTGTGTTAATTACAGCATTTATTTGATGTAAGTAACCTTCTCCACCATCAGCATAAGTTACTCTTGTATTGTATATGTTTCTTGCCGCGGCAAAACTTGCAAAGTCAATTCTATCATTACTTAAACCCACACCATAGCGGGGGTTTCTTAAGAAATCTAAGATAACATCTGCTGGATTACTTGATGCTACATTTGATAGGTCATTTGTTTCTGTTTCATAATCACTTGCACCTGCTGTTGCGGCACTGGCAATCATTTTACCTTTTATAATTGCTTGTATTTGTGGCATACCTTGCCAAGGCATTTTATCTGATTGTTCTTGTGTTGTAACTTCTGGCATTACAAACTTACAAGCCAAAAACGATACACCTCTTAATCTGTGATCATCAGTCCAACCTGGTGCTTCTTTCAATAAAGGACTTGCAGTTTGATTATCTTCACCAAACATTCCTATTATAGTTTTATATCCTAAAAATCTTGAATCTGATTGTACTACACCATCAATAAAAATTTTCTCTGGATCTATTGATTGCACACGACCTTCTGATAAAACAACAGCCATATATAAATTTTCATTTCTACTTCCATCAGTACTCATAAAAACTATAGTTCCGCCTACTTTACGCTGACCATATACAACTGGAATATTATGTACTGTACCTGTTTTATTAAGTAAGATACCTTCATTATTTGCACTTGCGGCACTAACACTACCTAAATCAGGAGCGTTAAACATTCCTCCAAAAGGTGCTGTAACTATATCAACTAAAAAACTTCCTACTTTGCCTATACCTTTAACTATAGGTCTAACGATTTTTCTTTCAACCCATTTAAAGGCTTTTTTAAAAGGTTTTGCAATCTTCTTAAGCCAACCCATATCTTATACCTTCTTTCCCCAAGCAATATCTTCTATGGCTTGTGTTGCGTGTTGAAATCCTTTATCTCCAGGAAAATATTGTTGCTGACTTGCGTCATTAGTTCTACGACAATTAACTGTATCAAAAGCATAAAACACACTACTACTTGTTAGTGTAATACCTGCTTCACTGTTTGTTTCTGATAAATTAAAACTTACAATTTCGCCATCCCACATCATTACAGGATCGCCTACTAAACTGTTATTGTCAGCATCTAAAAATTGTCTATAAATTACTGTTCTTGTATTGAGGTATGGATTGTTTAGAAATAAATCTGCATATGTGTAACTGGCATCTGCTGTACTTAAGGCTATACTTACATTTTGTATTCTTACTTGCCCTGTTTCTGCAGGCAAACTCCAGTTTAGCCATAAACCATTTGCTGAATAAACTACATCAGTACCTGAAATTGTAGGTGAGCCTGTAGGTAAAGTAATATCACCTGGACCGTTTGTTAGTTTAAAAGGACCTCCTAAACTGCCAGGCAAATGTATTTCTAACAGATCCACATACTTAATTGTTTTATCATCAAGTATGTTTTTTATTGTTGTGGTTAGACCTCTTGCCATTAGATGTCCTCAACTAAATCTATTTCATATCTTACTGTATCACCTAATCCAGCACTAAACTCTTGTACATCACCTGCTAATCTAACTGTAAATTGCACATCACCATATACAACTGTTTCATCATCTGCTACAGTGGCTATCAAACCAGGTTCTATTCTTAATATTCCTTCGCCTGAGCCATCAATATCTAAATCTGCTGTTAGCATATAAACTTTATTATGAAATCCAAAGTTGATATAATCACCTGCTTTTAAGGCACCTGTTATATTCACACCTGGACTTACATCTACATTCAAAGTTTTACTACCTACAGCATATCCGCCTGCATTGTTTATTAGTAATGTGTTTGTTGCTTGTACTAAACTACCTTGTGTAGTACTGTATTCAGGTAGTGTTGCTGTAAAACTTCCAAATTCGCCCTGCTGTGAAGCTATAAAGCCCATTAAAGGGCCATAATCACTTCGTCTTCCTACTGGGTAAGCGGCAGTGAATTTCCAATATTGCACTCCTGTACTTCTTCTAACCATTCTTCCATCATCTGATTGTGTTGAAAGTGTGGTGTTAATATTTTGCATATTAAGTGTTTGAAATTTAGGTGTTGTGGGTAAACTTCCTGGCATTATACTAAACTCCTCATTCCGTTTTCTTCCATTGCTTCTCTGATCATACCTGTTATCAAACCTCTACGGTTCAATAGCACAGTATCAACGTCTGTAGAATCTAACGCTTGTATATTAAAATTAACATTTACAGGACCACTTGTGCCTAATTTGTTGTTAGGTATAATTGTTCCTGTTTGATTAGGTACAAACATCTCTGGTTTGCCACCTTCACCAACTATGTATGGTTGTCCTTTTTGTACAGAGCCACCATATTTTCTTCCTGTGTATTGTTGTGCTTGAATTGCCGCTATCTGTGCCGCTGTAAACGCCACACCAGCCGCGGCACCTAACGCCGCTCCAATAGGACCAAATGTAGATCCAAATCTTGCAAAACTCATAATAATACTTTTAGCATCTAATAGAGCTTGTGCTACTGCCAAGGCTTTTTGTAGTTCAAACGCTTTTTTGTTGTTTTGAGCTAATACACCTAAAACTTCTGATCCTACACCTTTTGCAATATCAATTCTATCTTTGGCACTTTTGCCTTCCATATCTTTGATATCAAAAGTACCTTTAAGAATACTTTGTGTAATTGATTCATTACTACGTTTGTTAATATCTGCTAACTTGGCTTGATGTTTTTGATACAGTGCTTGTTCAATTCTATTATATTCTTCAATATGACGGAAATGTTCTCCATAGTATTGCTGTAATATTTTTATCTTTTGAGCATAACCTTGTTCTTCAGCTTCTTGTTCGCTTCTAATACTATCTCTGATTTGTTCAAATTGTTTTTCTAACTGTTCTCTTTGTTTTTGTAATTTTTCTTGTTCTTTTTGATCAATACCAGTTGCTTTTACAATTTTCTTTCGTTCTTCGTCACGCTTCTTTTCTTCTTCTACAAGTTCTTTATTTTTCTTAACTAAATCATCTAAAGTACCAAGAAGTTTTTCAGCGGCTTTTCTATATTCATTATTTGTTTCTAATCCTGTAGTTTCAAATGCAATTTCTTTGATATCACCTGTAACATTGTCAATAAAATCTACAAATTTCTTGTTAACTTCATCAACCATACTACTAAATGCACCATCGCCAAATACAACTTTGTCTAAAGGTTCGCCACCAAAGAATGTTTTAACTTTATTGTAAGCATCAATCATACTGTTAAGTTTGTCTTCAAAAAACTTAACTACTTTGTCCATAGCCGCTTTGATTTCATCAAACAATGCCGCTACTGCAATTAGTATTAATTTAACACCTCTACCTACTAAAATAAATCCAATAAGTCCAAGTATTTGTGCTTCAGGTGGCAGTTGATTTGCAAATCTAATAACACCATTTACACCTCTTTTTATAAATTCAAATACTGGTGTCATTGCATCCATTATACTTGCAGTACCCATAATTAATTGTTTTGTAGCATCAACTAAACTATTACCAAATTTTCTACCCGCTTCTTCAAGTGATCCAAAATTCTTTTCTATGGCTTGTTCCATTAACATAGCCGCGGCTTTTATATTGTCAAAAACAGCTGAGTTCATTACAATTCTTTGGAATCTATTGTATTTGTCGCCCATCATTGACATAACACCATCAAAGGTTTTAGCCATTTCAGCACTTGCACCTACAATACTTGTAGTTTGATCTCTAAATTGTGTTAGGATAATTTCTTTAGTTTCTTGAGCTGAGTATTGTACTCCTTCTTGGAAGCCAAGCATAGCCTTAAGACCTTTTTCTCTGAATAGGTCCGCGGCTCCAATACCGCCTGCAAACGCTCTTTGTAATTGTCCAGCCGCTTCTACAAAACTTAAACCACTAACAGCCGCCAAGTCGCCTGTCATTGATAATAATTCATTAAGTTGCTCTGTGCTATCTGCTACTGTAAGAAGTAAAGGTGCGGCTTGTGCCATATCGTTTAGGCTGAAAGAACTTGAAGCCGCCGCTTTATCTACAATTTCTAAAGCCTTGGCACCTTCTTGAGCTGAGCCTGTTAAGAATTTAAGTTGTACACCTAAATTTTCAAATTCTCTTGCTGTATTTAAAAATCCTTTACCTACTGAAACTGCACCAAGAGCCGCCGCCGCTCCTGCGATAATTTTAGTAAGTCCTCCAAAGCTACCTTGGACTCTCGCCATACCACGATCAAATTGCGTAGTATCTAAATTAAGTTTTACGGTTTGTGCGGTCATATGCCTTCTTCTGCTCCTCTGCTTCTATCTTAAAGTATGCAAGCCAAATATAAACTTCTGCTGTTGTCATTTGACTCACTTCTTCAAGTGTTTTGTTTAATTCACGACCCAGTCTGCACAGAACTAACAGATCAGGATCGTTTCTTAGTTTTTTGCAGTTTCGCCAATGTCGTAACTATCAACCGCTGAGCGATTAAGCTCAGTTGCAACTTTAACCAAAACTTCTGGATCTGCTTCATTTAGCAGAAAAATTCTTTCAGCAGGATTAAACATTTTACTGCCATCTTGCTTACGAGCTTTTGTAATAATTGTTTCAACTAACGCTTCTACAACTTTACCGCTTTGATGTAATTGCATAACTTTTGATTGATCTTGGAAACTGTTTGTTTCTCTATACCAAATAGTTGTATCCCATTCAGGTACTTCAAAACTTTTCATAGTTGCTTCACTACGTTCTTTGAAATGTTTAACCGCGTTACGAATAACTGGGTTAGGATATTTTGCTTCTTCACTCATTGTGTTTTCCTTTTTCTTTTTGTGCTTCATATATAGTAGTTATCTACTTTTATTTTAATTTGTTTTTTCTTAGAGCAGGTCTTGTCATACCCTTAGGTGCTTGTTTAGACCCTCTCATTTGTCCTGCATCATAGTGTCTTCCTTTATCTAAAACTCCTATGTAAGGGACTTTATTCTGGATTGTATATCCAGTTCTTGTTTTCTTTGGCTTCTCCCAACCTCTTTTTGCTCTACCTGTGTCTTTAGGTGTGAAAAAGACCAAATCATCTTTTAACTTATTCGCTAAACTGAGGGCTTGTTTGTCCCTCAGTTTAGTCAAAGTTTTCTTTAAAGGTATGCCAACTAAAGAAAAGCGTAAAATACTCACAGTATTATACACCTGTCATAGTTAATTGACCAGTACCTTGGAAAGTTAAAGAACCAGTTACAGCACCATCAAAAGATGATGTAATACTCATCCCTGTGATAATTGCTGTACCAGACATACTTGTACCGCCTGTGCCTTCAGGTAAGAAAGTGAATACTGCCACTTGATCAGTGTCTGTATCAAAGTCTAAAGAACTGATTGCTTCAAACTGTACTGTAGATGCGCCGTCTTCTACGATGAAATCAGCTGAACCACTAAAACTATGCATAGTTTTAATAAATGTTCTGCGTGTAGATCCCATAGCAGAAGTTTCTGCTGTATCTTGAGTAGTGTCTAAGGTATAACTTGTAATGTTAGCTAAAGCTACATCACCAGATCCGCCTGGATTGATGTTGATAACTCCGCTGTTTCCACGAATTGCCGCCATTTTAGATATCCTCCTCTATTTGCGATTCTACTTGTTCAGAAACAATTTGTTCAACTGTTTCTTCATAAGTTTCTTTTACATCTTTTTTAGAGCTGGCTTTCTTTGAAGTAGTTGTACCTTCTTCATTGATGGTCCAGCCATAATCCAGATGTGATTGTAGCTTCTCAGGAGACCAGTGGTCACACTGAAAAGTTTTAGTTTTTGCTTTGTTTGTGATTGTTGCCATCTTAAGCCGCTCCTCTTGTATAGATGTAGTGAATTTCAAAAGTAAGAGTAATCAAACCAAAACGCTTGTCAATTTCATAATCTACTGCCACATTCACTAATTTTGTATCTAACGCTTTACCGTCTCTGCCTCTATCTGCTTCTAAAGCCTCTTCAACTCTTTCACAGATATCATTGCGTTGCACGTCTATTTGTGAGCCTGTTACATAACATTGACATATTACATTAAGCACACTTTGGCGTTGTCCATTTGCTCCTTGTAGTGTAAATTCATTTCTAACTTCATCGCCTGTTGTAACTACTACAGCAGGAAATTGTTGTCTTGATAAATCTTCTAATACAATAGGATCTCTGGTTACAAAAATAGGTTTAGGATCAGTAGTATCACTGAGTATTTCTACAATATTGTTTGTGATATCGTTTCTAATACTCATTATCTAACTAACCTTTGTTTGGGTTGAATCTCGTGTTCGTGATCTTCATATACACCGTCACCGTCCCAATCATAGTAAAGGTCTTTTTTTGCTATTTCAAATTCTTCATCAAATGCATTTTTATAAAATCCTATCTGAGTCTGAAAACTATCTCCTTCTACAGCCCATTGTGTGAGCTTAGGAAGAATGTATTTGTGTAAGCAATAATATACAGCACTTCTTTTAAGTTGTGAATCCTTTAACTTTGTAGTGTCAAAGTCTTCCCAAGCAGTACCGTATGAACCTCTACTTTGAAGTGATGGAAACCATTCTATTCTAAGAAGCCTATAGATGTCTTCATCTGTTTTTGCGATCATATCAGAAAAATCTTGAAT